TGCAGGCGATGCGGGAACTGCACAAGGGAAACGTACAGCAAGCAATTGAAAGGACGAAGAAGGAAGTCCTAGCGAGCTTGCGCCAGGCAAAAACGGACGGGGACATTGATGCGGAGCTGGCACTGACGGAGCAACTTCAGGACGTTAACCAGCAACTCGCGGACGTGAAGCAAGTCAAGGTTGAAGCGAAGCCCGCAACCCCCGCAGCTGCACCTGTCGTCCGGGATGAGGCTACGGAAGCTTGGATCGCTTCGCATGATTGGTTTGATAAGGATCTCAAACTGACCGGCATTGCAATGGGGCTCGCTAACGCCATCCGTGCCGATGCTCCGACGGCACATTTGAAGGGAACAGCCTTCTACAATAAGCTAGACGAACTTCTGGCTGAGTACCTCCCCAGTCGCCGTGGCGCCCCCTCTAAGGTAGCTCCCGCTGGCGGGAGTGGTGGAGGTAGCGGAGGGGAAGGCGGAAAGGGCTATGCGGATCTACCGGCAGATGCGAAAGCGGAATGCGAGAAAGAAGCTTCCAAGTTTGTCGGTGAAGGCCGAGCATTTAAGACAAAGGCGGAATGGCAAGCCCACTTTGCTGAACTCTACAACCAGGAGTAATGAACATGAGTAAAGAAGTAAATCCCGCGAACCAACCGGAAAAGCGCGTCACCGAGGCTACCCGGATTCCAATGTCTATTCCGGTGTTGCAGCTGGAAGTTCCCGAGATCCCTGGATATCACCTGTACTGGTTCCTTGAGCGGAACCTTGCTCGGGCGTTGAGAGGAGGCTACGAGTTCGTAGATCCCGAGGAAACAGACATCGTGAATAAGGGGGTCGCGGATGATCCTACGGCAAGTGGTAGCTCCGATATGGGCACCCGTATCAGTCGGATTGGAAGTGTGGATGATCAGAACAAGCCCGAGTTGCTATATCTGATGAAGATTCGAGATGAGTGGTACCAGAAAGACCAAGCAATGCTTGGTGAGAGAAATGATAAGATCGCACAAGCGTTGCGTGCGGGGCTAGTGGGGGCTGAGGGCGACCAAGATGCTGCCGCGAGATACCTGAAGCAAGGCGCAAATCTCTTTTTTCCGAAACGAAAGGTGTAAAAAATGACGAATCAAAACACCGCCGCCGGACTGGTACCCTTCCGCTATCGTAATGGTAGCCCTTGGACAGGCGGCGGCAATCTGTACTACATTGACTCCACGGACACGAATGCCTATGCAATCGGCGATCCACTCACACTGAGCGGCACGGGCGATAGCAACGGCGTTCCGGGAGTCACGCTGGCAACTGCCGGGAGTGGAAATGCTCTCGTGGGCTCCCTCCTGGGTAGCGGCGGTATCGTGAATGGCGCGGCGTATGCTGATCCTGCCAATCCCAATACCACTATCATTCCCGCGACCAAGACGAAGTCCTACTACGTCCTCGTCTGCGATGATCCGAATGTGGTGTTCGAGTGTCAAGACTCCGGCGACGGTACTCCGCTGGCCGCGACGAACATTGGCCAGAACGCGAACCTGAAGAGTGGCGCGAACAGCGGCTTCCTGAGCGGCTGGCAAATCACCGACACTTCCCCAGGGACGGGAGCGACTCTGCAGTTGAAGCTGCTTGGGCTGAAGCAAGTCCAGAACAACACCTTCGGTGCCTACGCAAAGTGGCTCGTCACCATCAACAACCATCTGTTTGCTGCTGGCGTTGCTGGCGTCTAAGGAGAATCAATCATGGCAGGCGGCGTAATCAATACAGGCTCGCATCCTAAACTGCTCTGGCCCGGAGTCTATACGACTTGGGGTCAGATCTACAACGAACACGCAAAGGAATATGGTGACCTCTACGAGGAGATGAACTCGGAAAAGGCCTATGAGACTGGTGTGCAAGTTACCGGCTTTGGCCTCGCCCCGATCAAGGGGGAAGGTCAGCCGGTCAGCTACGACTCGGAAGTCCAGGGTATCATTACGAACTATATGCACATCGCGTATGCGTTGGGCTTTATCGTAACGAAGGAAGAGCTGGAGGACAACCTTTACAAGGAAGTCGCCACTCGCCGCGCGAAGGCAAATGCTTTCTCGATGACCCAGACGATTGAGAACGTGGCTGCGTTCCTTTACAACACCGCTTTCGTCGGCACCTACTTCACAACTGGTGATGGTCAACCCCTCATCAGTGCATCGCATGTGCAAGCGACTGGCGGGACGTACAGCAATGCACTGACCCCTGGGGCGGATTTGTCGGAGGCCGCGCTCGAAGACCTCTCTATCCAGATCATGGGCACCACAACTGATCGTGGGCTGCTGATCAATGTGATGCCAATGAGTCTGCACGTGCCCCGGCAAGAGTGGTATAATGCTAACCGCATCTTGAAGTCGGTGCTGCAGTCGAACACTGCCAGCAACAACATCAACGTGCTGAAAGCAACCAATGCCTTCCCGCGCGGCATCAAGATGAATCACTACTTCACGGCCCCGCACGCCTGGTTTGTTCGCACGAACACTCCGGACGGCATGACGATGTTCTGGCGCAACAAGCCTGAGTTCGACAAGGACAATGACTTCGACACAAAGAATGCGAAGGCCGCGTCGTACATGCGCTTCAGCGTGGGCTGTACCGACCCGCGTGGTATCTTCGGCTCGAATGGGCCGTAAGTGAGGTAGGGTGAGGGGGTAATTGCAACCAATTATCCTCTCATTATTGCAACCAATGTCCCCCGACGGGACGTTATCTATTAACGATTGGAGCAATTAAATGTCTTCTTCCCCAATGCGAATCCAGGCCGGCTTTACGCAAGATGCAAGCTGGCAACCCCTAGGTCTGATTGGCTCGCCCGATCCGACTTTCTACGCGACCTTCTTCGATGACTTCATGGGTTATCAAGCTGGGCGCTTCACCAACACGAACACAGGGAATGGAAGTGAGGCCCCGGCAGATGGTGCTGGTGGTCGCGTTCTGTTTACCACGAATACTAGCACGCCCGCTGCGGGGGATATTGCCTCCATCCAGGTTGATTCAGCCTGTATGCAGTACTCCGCGGCGAAGAAGCTTGCCTTCCTCACCCGCTTGCAGTTGGCAGATGTTACCAACTCCGCAATGCTGGCGGGTGTGATTCAGAAAACCACAACCCCCTTCACGGTCACGGATGGGATCTACTTCAGCAAAGCGACTGGCACAACTAACATTACGGTAAATGTGATGGTGTCTAGCTCGGTGATTGCAACGACTACCCTCACAGGCTTGCTGGCCAACGCAACCGACGTAGACCTGGGCTTCACCTATGACGGCCGCGGAAGTTTGCTGATCTTCGCAGGCGCCGGTCTGCTGGGTCAGAAGCCTAACCAGAACACTGCTACCCTTGGCCCCGTCGCTCGGCTGACTCCAGCAAGTTTCCCGATTGCCCTGCTGACGCCTACCCTCTCCCTGCAGAGCGGAACGGCGACCAGTAAGACCATGAACGCCGACTTGCTGTATGCATCCGTGGAGCGCTAATCATGGCAAACTCCACGACGTATCAAATTCTAGAGCAGGGAGCTAGAAATGCGATAGTCAAGCTGACGGGAGTCTTGGACACCACGAATGTCTCCTTGGTTCCCGCCTTCCCCATCGCAAACCTAGATCCTGTTCCAAAACTCCTCCGTATCGACCATATTGATTACTCTATCAGTGATCAGTTGGAAGTACAGCTGTTCTGGAATGCCACAACTCCCGCACTTATCCTTCCCCTAGCCGGTCGGGGTAAGATGAGCTTCTGGAGCTTCGGGGGCTTGCAGAACAACGCAGGTGCGGGAGTTGACGGACAGATCAACCTCCTCACTACCGGCTGGACAAGCGGCGTTCAAGTCTACAGCATCATTCTTGAGATGGTAAAGCAAGGGGTGTAACATGGCCGTTGCTCTTCCAGGCATTAAGTATGCTTTCGTGGACGCAGGAGCTTCAGGACTTACCTCCATTGTACCTGCTCCGGGGGCAGGCTTGCGTCTTGTGGTTATTGCACTTTTCGCAGTAGCGAGTGCCCCCGTTTCCATCAACTTTGCTGGTTCTGTGAGTGGGCAACTGACTGCAACAATGGTCCCTAGCTGCGAATGGCGGAATGGTGCTTAATGAGAATGATTCCGGCTGGTTCCAGACGGGAGATAATGAAGCACTTGAAATTAACCTTTCTACGGCAGCTGCGGTCGGAGTTACGCTGTCCTACCTAACACAGGTGGTGCCATGAAGAAACTGAAGGTGTGGATTAAAAGTTGGCTGCTGCATCGGGCCATTAAATCTGGTAAAGCTCCTAGAGGGAGGACACAATGAAACTTAAGACTTTTTGGCAAGAGTTTTTCCTACGCGCCCGTCATGCCGCGCTTGCTCCCTTGGGAGTTATTCGCGGCGACACGCGCCCGGTGGGAAGACTGTATGCAGTCCGTATCCGCCCGGATGGCACCCGCGAAGACCTGGGCCTGATCTCTACCAAGCTAGTAACGACAGCTGGTGTGAATTGGACGGCAGGGCTTTTCGTAGGTACGAATACCGCGACAGCTAAGTACCACCAGTCCGGCACAGGCACAACCGCTCCCACGATTGGAGATACCGCCCTGCAAACTGCCGTGACAGCCGTGGCTACGGGAACCCTGACAGCTGCTACGAATGTGGCAACTACTGTTGGAACGATCAGCTATGGTACGACATACGCCATTACCGAATGGGGCTTGTTCACGGCTGTCGGTGGATCTGGCAGCGGCGCCCTGATCGATCGCGCGACCTTTGCGGCCATCAACGTGATCGGCGGCGATTCAATCCAGTTCACCTTTACGCTCACGTTCCCTACTGGAGGTTAAGACGTGGCCGTTGCTGTCGTCCAACCTGGCACGCCATCGGGCAATAGCTCGGGCGTTTCCAGCCGAACGTTTAGCCTCACCGGGGTCACTGCGGGCAACTCGCTGGTCGTCCAGTTTAATTGCGAGTCGCAGAACAAGAACGATGCCATCGTCTTCCCTGCAGGATGGGTCGTCAAGCAGGCGTTCACACCGAACGGCTATTCCAGCGCCGTCATCGCCGTTCTAGACAACGCCACTGCCGGGACAAACAGCGTCACCGTCCATTACGCATCGGGAACGGGAGGGGGTTATTACTACGGCCTGATGTCAGAGGTCTCACCCCTAGCGACATCGCCGGGCGATCTGTATTACACCGCAACGGCAACTGGCGGAACGCTGACGCCGACAAGCGGAGGGACGGCGACATCCCAGGCAAGCGAAATCGTCTTTTCGGTCATTTCGCCAGACCTCAATGTGCTGTTCGGGACGGTCTCGCAGACGACGCCAAGTGGGTTCACGTCGATATACAACGAAACGGATGCAAATAGCTACCAAACGGGTTCGTCTGCCTACAAAGTCCTGACGACGACGCAGGCAATTTCTGCTGCGTGGACGGGGCTCACGACCGATTCTCAGGGATGGGTTGCGCTGATTTGGTCATTGAAAGACGCGACTAGCGGCCCTACAACCTACACACAAGCCATTGCTGGATCAATCACCGCGGCTGGGTCGCTGAGCAAGCAGACGAACAAATCCTTGATTGGCGCACTTACGGCGGCTGGCGCCCTAACCAAGCAGACGGCGCGGGCCCTCAGTGGCTCGATTGCCGCATCGGGAGCATTGACGGCCGGAGTAATCTTTCTCATGGCACTCAGCGGGACAATCACTGCCGCGGGCGCGCTTGTCAAGCAAACGCAGCGCGGCCTGAGCGGCACGATCACGGCAGCTGGCGCGTTAACCAAGCGCACTGCCCTCAGCATCGCCGCCAACATCGCCATCGCGGGCGCCCTGGTCAAGCGAACAGTGACATCACGAAATGGCAGCATTACACCAGCGGGTAGTCTTACCGCTAACTTTACACTCACAAAGGTGCTTTCCGGGGCTATCAATGTGACGGGAGGACTTGCGAAAAGTACCCTAAAAGCTCTAAGTGGCAGTATGCAGATAGCTGGGCATCTTGCGAAAGAGACGCGAAAGAATCTAGGTGCAACTATCGCAGTGGCAGGCACGGTGACGGTCTCCACTGTATTATACTTAACCCTGAACGGATCGCTCACCTTACTTCGGGCTTTAACAGCTACCAAGCAGGCTATCGTGATAGGCGCGCTTCGTTTACTAGCAATCATGGGAATCGGACAATGAGCACACCAGCCGCATCTTTCCCCACCGCTCAGCGGATCGTTCAGTTTGCCATGCGCGACGCGGGCATCCTAGGGGAAGGAGAAGAACCTAACAGTGATCAACTTGCGGAGAATACCCTTCGCTTGGTTGACTTGATCAACATGATGATTACTCAGGGGCTTAAGTTGTTCCTGTGGCAAGACGTGCCGATTCCGCTTGTGCAGGGGCAGGCCTTCTACAAGATCGGCCCCGCGCAGAATGTGGACATGACAAAGCCCCTCCGGGCTTTTCAAGCTTACTTTCTCGACCAGAATAACATTCGCAGGCCACTCGTGGTGTTGAGTTGGGACGAGTACATGCGACTTTCCGTCATCAACCAACAGGGTAGCCTCAACAGCTACTTCGTAGATAAGCAGACGGACTACTTGAATGTGTTTTTCTGGCTGCCGCCCGATGCTACGGATGCTTTAGGGACAGCGCACTTGCTAATGGAAACGCAAGTCACCAGTGTAGTTTCCATTACCGATACGACGGGCTTCCCGCAAGAATGGTTCATGGCGCTTCGTTGGGGCTTGGCAGATGACATTTGTACAGGAATGCCCGCACCCATCATGCAGCGTTGCCAAACAAAGGCCCTCTACTACCGCGAGATGTTAGAAGCGTGGGACGTGGAAGACGCACCTACGATGTTCGCCCCTGATACGAGGTGGGGCTTTAGCCAGGGGAGTTTCCGGTAATGGCTCTCAAGCGCCTTCCCCTTATCGCCCAAGCCGCAAACCGAGCTGACTCGGCTACGATAGACGCACGCCTTGTAAACGGAGTCGTGGAAAAAGATGCTAATGGCTTGTTGTGGAGTTATAAGCGTCCGGGGATTTCTCTGCATTATGCAAATGTTGGGGCACTTGAAGCTATTGGGCAGATTCCTGGGCCGTCTAGTCCTATCGCCTTTACCACCACTTCAACACTTCTCACTGTTGCTTTTCCTGGAGGAGTAACACAGGTTCTATCTAACTTGCAATTCCTAGGTGCAGCTTCTGGCCCTCTAACAACGGGCGACACGGGGACTTACTTTTTTTACAACCGAACTGCACCTTCGATCGGATACACGAGCTATTTGTATAGACCAAGTACAGGGACGATTGTTGCGAGTGGCGGCCCTGTCGCGAACTATTACGTTCCCGGTGTAGCAAACCTGGATGGTACATTCTACGTTATGAATAGCTATGGCGCTATTTATGGATCTAATGTGAAGGATCCCTCTACGTGGAATGCCGCAAATGTTATCTACGCAAGTCCTCAAGGGGGCCCTGCTATCTTTCTAGGTCAGCAGCTTGCCTACGTCATTGCTTTCCAGTCCTATGACATTCAGATCTTTTATGACGCTGCGAATGCAACTGGCTCTCCACTTGCTCCCGTGCAGTCATCTCGGATAACCTTTGGCCTTGCCTCTGCGGGCTCACTAGTCTCGCTAGACGA